TCTAATTTTTCAAAATGGATAGGCTGTTTGTTTGCTTCATCATTTAATTCAATAGATTCTGCAAAAAGCTTAACAATTGGTGAGGCTGATTTAACAAAACCATTTGCATCAACTGTAGTGTTAGCAGTAGTCCGATATTCCCCCCATTGGGTCCACACATTATCGGCTGTTCTTGATCTAAAGTAATGCCTTTGGTTAATTACATTTTTCCATTCTTGTCGTGCAAAAAAAGAAATTGGGTTGTATTCATTTATTTGCACATATCCTGCAGTACCGCCGGGAGGAGCATTTGGATTACTTGCATTACTTGCTGAAAAGTTACCAGTGTTAATCACAGTATCCATATCACTGGAAGTACTCAATGCTGAGGCAATTCCAATACCAAAGTCCCCTACCTTTACGACCCTACCTAAAGTTTTATCAAAACTTCCAGCGGTTAATGTTCCTGTCGCGGCAGTGCCTAGTCCTGTTACTTGAGTCCAATCTGGAGTTAAGTTTGGAATACCCGAAGCAAAAGGAAGCATAAATTGCCGCTTACCTTGAGCAGAGTTATATTGAAATGGCCGATGATCCCACGAAAATTTAAAAACTAGATTTGCCATTATGCCGTTACTCCATCAATCACTTGGAATACCAATGTTTCAGTATGTTGAATAACACCACCTACAACGGCCTTAATATCCATCTGACACAAACCCAATGGCCATGTTGCGGTACTTGCTCCGGACTTAACATTTAGCCATCCCTTCTGTGTACTTTGGCTTAATGCGGCGCATGTTAATGTTGCAACGGCTGCACCCTCCAAAGTCTTAACTTGAGAAGTAAATGAATACCCCGTTAGATCGATCGCTCGACGTACATCATTGGCTGGATATTGCAGCGCATCATCCATATCAACGAGTTGCAAATTTAAGTTGAATGTGTCACCACGCTTAAAGACAAAATTGCTCATAAGTGATTCCTATAGACATAAAAAAACCACCGATGAGGTGGTAGTGAATAAGACATAAAAAAACCGCCAGTTTGCGGTCATTTAATAAAAAAAATTTAAGGCTTGTAATCTAAATCAACACTTACTCCAGTAACTACATTATGTTTAGTTCCACCAAGACTATTAACATTGGCCAAACGTATATTCACATCGGAAACGCAGAGTTTGTTTTCGCTTTGCCACTTCTTCAACTCTACAGACATAATATCTTCTAAATGTCGTTCCAGTTCTTGCCGTTTAATTTCGATTTCTTCTAAAGTCAGCATACATGACATATCAATTCACCTTGTACCCAATGCTCACATTATACTGAATGAAGTCAGCATCTTGCCCGACAAAAATTGATTGTCCTTCTAAACATTCTAGATGATCGATTGAGTAATATTCAAAATGGGCAAGCCAAGCATCACACAGTTTTGTGATTTCCATTATTCCTGAATTGGGACGTGCAAAGCATTGAATCATGATATTACCGGTACGGCGAGTACATGGCTTATCTGCAATACCTGAAGTAAAACTGGGACCACCTGCAATCGTTAAGCGGCACCAAACACCATCTTTAGGTACATTAAAGCCTGGTAAATTTGGATACTGGATTCTGTCTTGCGTAATACCTGTAAAGCTTTGCATACGATCGATAATAGCTTGCCTTGTCTGCTCTAAAGTCATTGCCATTTTAGCCACCGTACTTTTGAGAAATAAAGTTAAACGTGAGGCCATAAATACCTTGTGGCGCTTGATCAGACCAACCGTTTTCTAAGCGTGGTGCATAAGCTTTATTGTTTTGGATATAAACCAAATTGCCTAACTTAATCTTCATTGCCTGAATCGCTGCATCCTGAATAGGATTCGTTTCAGGTTCCCGCACGCCGAAATCAGCAGATCCAATCGAAACAATATGTGAAGCACGGTATGCACCAGTATCGACGGGACTTAAATTAACTAACGATTGCACGGTATCCATGACAATATTCTTTACATGGTCTTCTGCTGCTTTAGACACATCAAGACTAAAACTAGTCGGCTTTTTCCCCTTCCATCCCATGATTTACCTCACTAGCTTCGAACATTTCAAATAGGTCTTGAGCGATTGCCTGAATTGAATAAGCTTCAAATTCCACACTAGGCTCTCGCTCACCCATTCGCCGTTTTACTATTTGCCAGATATGAACAGCTTCATGTAAAAGCAATCCATAAACTTGAATTTGATCTTTATCTGCAGTATCACCGATTTGGACAATTGCATAAGCACCATCTGAAAAAGTACTAACTTGTGCATCCGCTCCCATATCCAAAAATTGATCGGCTTTATCTATATCTTCAAATAACAAATCCATGTGTAGTTGATTTCGAGCAAGCGTGTACTGCACATGTTGGAAAGGCGAGATATACCATTCAGGAACATAATCAGGATTAACCATTTTAGCTCCTACACTTTTCGAAGCTGACATTTCCAGATTGTACTGGCTGGATCTTGTTGAATATGGATAACTCGAAATGAGCCTAAAGCTGTTAGCCATTCATCATCAATTTTAGGTGTCATGGACACTTCATTTTGAAGCACGGTAGCCTTCTTATCTGTGGCCAGTACTCCAAGCGTCTGAATCTCATATTGACTGTAAGAGCCAAACAGAACGCCACGGCCAGAATAGTTTTCTTTAACTTCAACATAAGTTTCAGTTTTAGGATCCCAATTCGTTTTAGAGATCCGCTCACATGTAAAGGTATGAACGGCGTCTGCTAAATCATCATTAAATGCTTCGGTAATATCTGCCTGAATTTCGTCACGTAAGCCCATTAGATTTTCCTAACAAAAAATACAGCTTTTCGTTTGCTGTAAGGCTTAATCAAATCAAGAATGAATTGCTCAATCGCACTAAGCTTTACTGATCCGTCCTGATATTCCTTTTCAGTTTCAACCGTATCAACTTTGACTTTCTTACGTTTTAGTGCCTGTTCCTGCCCTTGATATAGATCACCTTTCATAATGCCCTTGATGATTTGATAAGAGGCCGTTTTTAAAGGTTCAGGTACTTGGGTAGCATCTTCATAAGGCTTAACATTACGTGCTAATAGATAAGCTTCTGACATCTGAAGGTATTGAGCCTTATCACTAGCAGATAAAGCATCAAAGCCTGAAACATGTTCTATCGCTTCTTGTTCAGTGATAAAGCTCATGAATTATTCCTTTGGAATTAATGCTAAAAGTTCATCTTTTTTAGCACCTGATTCAAATGCAATGCCTTTTTCAGTTAGTACAGCTCGAAGCTCATCTACTTTTAGACCAGCATAGTTAATTGGTTGTGGTTGAGTATTACTTGGTTTTTGGTCATCTTCAGGTGTTTGACCACCTTCACCTGATTCAAGTTCAGCAATACGTGCTTTCATTGCTTCGGTATCATTTTGAAAGGCAATAAATTCGCCCTTTACTGTTGCCAGTTGTTCTTCGAGTTCAGCAATTTTTGTTTCTGTCATTTGTTGTCTTTCCCGTGCACGGTTAAATGATGAAAGTCCCATTTGAGGATCTCCAAAAAATAAGGCGGGATAGCCCGCCTATTAGTTATTTGATCTTGTGCTTGAATGCCACAATACGGATCTGTTTAGGATCGTAAACACGTTCCCAGTTTGCAGCTGTTGCTAGACCAGCGTTATTTGGAGCAATACCTGTATCGCCTGCCCACTTAATGCCGCGAGGATGTAGCACAAAGTGACGGCGGTTAATAAGAATGTCAGTACCAGCAAGGCTATCACGGTCTGTTTCTACACCAACCGGTGCCCCAATATCTTGGAAACCAATTGCACCTTGACCAAACAGGAATGAAGTAAAGACATCACCCTCCACTGGCATACCGTCATCGACAATCACACGGCGATCCATAAAGGTTTTATAGAGCACCACACCATCAGCATCACGTACGGTTTCGATCAAACCTTGTTTAGCTAATGCAGCCATGGTTGCCGAATGCATGGCAATAGCCGTTAACTTGTCAACCGCATCACCCAACTTATAAGAAGCATCAACAAAAGATACGCCATCAATTACAGCGGCAGCTCCAGTTCCAGCAGAAATATCGTGAGTATTACCTGCCATGCTGGCCGCACCGAACACACCTTTAAGGGTATTTACGGTAAAACCTTGAAACTCACGCGACCAGTAATCTGCGACCAGATCACCAACCGCACCAAGTGGATCGTCACCAGATAATGCTTTAGCCAAATCATTAGCGCCCCATGCTTTACCACGTGCATGAAGAATCGCAATGTCCTTGCCTGAAGTGATGTTATTTACAGATAAAGGTTTTGAATCTGAAAGTACTTCTGACTCACCGCTTAAATCATTCCAGAATGGGATATTTACAGTAGTACCACCCTCTGTTCCGAAAGCCACATCTACATCCAAATCCCCAACAATGCCAGACTGCCATAATGCAGACTTTTCGGCAGTTTTATTTAATACGTACGGAGTGAATAACTCGGGTACGATTACATCAGCAATTTTTGTCTCAGCCATTAGGCTTTACTCCTTAAAGTTTAATACCGTGTTTTGCCGCTAACTCTTTAGCTAGTTGCGGATTTTCATTACGTAATTGCGCCAATTTGGTCATATTTACCGAGCCATCTGCTTTGAGAATGTCTGGCTGACCTTTTGAATTGTTACTACCTGGTGCGCCCATACCATTTGGTTTTGGCCAGAAATACGGTTTTTGCTCACGTAGAGACTCAACCCACTCTTTTGGCGATAATGCTGTTTGGCCATCTTTGCCAATGACCACTTCCCCATTTTCATCAACTGCCACAGCTTTACCGTTTTCATCTAATGCGAACTTTGACTGAGCTAAAAAGGCGATATCGGCAGTAGCTTCAGGCAATGCTTCAAGCTCAACAGCAGCCTGTACAATTTGGCTTTGAATCACTGATTGCTTGAACTTTTGTGCATAAGCTTCGGCTTTATCAGCACGTTCTTTTTCAGCCTTCAGTAACTTTTCATGTTCTTCACGCATCTTCTCGGTACGCTTCTGAATCACTTCGTTAACCTTGCCTTCCGCAATTAATTTGGCTTCTTCGTCTTGGTCAATTTGAGCAAAGACTTTTTTAACAATTTCAGGATCAATCCCTTCAAATTGTTTCTGAAGCTTTTGAAGTTCCAATTTTGCATTCTTTGCAGCATCTCGCTCGCTTTGAAGTGCAGATTTCAAACCTTTTGGATCTTCATAACCTTCCAAGTCGAGGCGAAACTTCCCGTTTTCCTCAACATATAGAGCGCGGTGCTCTTCTTTGATTACATCAAGTGAATCAACAATAAATGGCAATGACATGTTCAAACCTCTCGTTTGATTGGGGTAAAGCCTTATCTCAAGGCATAAAAAAAGCGCCCCGAAGGACGCTGTATTTCGATTAAAAACTTAGAAATTTATTGCAAATAAAAGGTACCCTTCAAGCACCCAAAGTTTATTTTCTGCGTTACCACGGGCCATACGTTCACCAATTTCAGCATTAAAGTTTTCTATATTCACACATGCACTAAAGCCCGTTGCTAAAAAACTTTCCATCTAAAAATGCATGGACAAAAATAGATGTCGTGCCTCCGAGACGCCGCTCAACCGAATATGTCACACGCCCCATCAATGCATCAATTTGTGCTTTAGTTACTCGGAGACCTACTAACTTTTCAGCTAACGCTTGCTCTGTTACCTCTTTGTCATTTTCTTCTCACACAAAAAAAGCACCCGAAGGTGCTTTTTACTGTATCAATATTTTACTTATTCTTCTGGCGTACAATAGAATCAAATGCTTTATTAACAGTTTGTTTAGCTAAATTTTTAGCTTGACTACTCAACTCAGTTTGCTTTTTTAACTCTGCAAAATTATCAAAGTTAGTATCCGTATAGTTTATAAACTCTCTTTTTACCGAGCTATAATTAATCTTTTGCATCATTATTATCCTTTAAATAGTTTGCTATAAAATGCTGGTTAAGTTCTGCTGGAAAATAATGTTTCCGTTTTACCCACACAAAACCATCACCTTTCGAAATAACAGCTACATCAATAGGTCCACCAACGGTTTCTAACGACTCTGTTATTCTCCGCTTAAAAGCAGTAAGGTTCACTAATGATTCAGCCATAGCTGCAAGTTCATCTTTTGGAAGAGCTCCGACCATGCTCACTACTGGATCAACATGCTCCGTCCAACGATGATTGTTCACATTTTCTCTTATTCCCTGCGTTATCTGGTCAATGACTTGATCGAAATCACCAGACGAAACTGTAACTGAACATTCGGGGTTTTCTATTATTCTATCTTTTACTAATTTTTTTATTTCGTCAAAAGAATTTTGTACTATTTCATTGACGAATCTATCATAGTTCGGATTAATTCCATTCATCAAAGTCGCAACCATGTCTTCTTGAGCAAAAGCAATAATCCCAACAGGACTATTTGCACTCTCATGCATGCATTTTCCTTCAACTTTTCTATAAATTAACTTATTGTTAAACATGCCTGCTATTTCATAAGTAAATACAGATGGATAAATTTCATCCTCACCAAAACCAGCTATAACAATACCTGAATTACTGGATTGAAAAGTATGATGTGTTACACAATAAATAGCTAAGCTTTCTAATTTCTTTGTGTAAATACTATTTAAATTAAAATCTTTAAAAAAATAATCGATTAATTCTTGTTTTTTTACAAGCTCTTTCACTTTTAGTTTTAATGATTTCTCTTCACTTTTACTTATATCTAATGTTCTTGGGCGTCTAGGCATTAAGTAATCATGATAAAAGTCAATTCTAGTTTTTATTAAATTATCTCTTTTAGCTTCCTCCATAACTGTTCCATGTAAAGCCTCTTCTTGAATCATCTCTTGTAAAAATACTACAATATCATTATACAAATCAATTATCTGCATCAACAACCAATCTTCTTGTCGTTGTTCTGAAAAATATTGAGTATGTGTTTTTAAATAATTAATAAACTGATCGCAATAATCTTCTAATTTAGGATATTTTTTACCATTAATAGATTTCCTATTTAATTTTATTAGAGTTTCCCATGGAACTGCTAGAAGCTCCGCAGTTCCATATACCATTATTCCTACAGGTTCTGTTTTAGATAAAGAAAATAGCTTCAAAGCAGAGTTAAAAATCTTTTTTCCTCTTACTGTTACTGCACTATCAGCGGCCAAAGCCACCCCATTAGAATTAATAATTGCAACTTCTGCTGTCATTTATGAACCTATTGTTTGTTTATAAATATATTTTTTTAAAATCTAATACGAAAAAATATATTTAGCAATTGATTCAAAATCAAAATATTACTAAATCTTCTTTCCTTCATAAGCCCTTTCATCCAACACTCTTAACTCATCCAAAGTATAAAAACGCCCTTCAGGATCAAAGAACTTATCAAAATCAAATTTCCCTTCCTTAAAGAGCTTGTAACGTTTCGGCCCTAACCACTCTCTTTGAAAGAAATCATCAGTCTTTATGAAGAACTCTTTAAAAGTGGTGTTAGCATCCAATTGCCCTATTAACTGGCTACGCTCGTCTTTTGGAATGTCTTTAACTCGACGTTCGTCCATGACAAATGGCCGTTCTCCAACAAGTTGGCCATCTTTCTCGACCGGAATAAGAATGCTCCGGCAGTTAGGATGCAACGGCGGTACACGCTTTGCTGGATCGTTAATCTCCCATACAGTGCCATCTAAAGACGCACAAAGTTTTGATGTTCTACCATCCAGCGTTGCAACCAATCTGACGTATTCAAAGCCAATCTGGTTAAAGCTATTAAGGTAAGCTTGATTCGCCACATGGCTGCGAACTGTCCTAATAGTCCGATCGATATCAGTTTTAGAGCCACTTAAAAGCCCATCTTCATAATTAAGCCGCTTGGTGCCGCGAATACGCTGAACAATTTCCTGATTCGTTTTACCTGAGTTAATTCCATCCCGAATTGCATATTCAACTTTTTGGCGTGCAGTCTCAGCAATCTTGGAAAGAAGATCATCAACTAATGCTCCACCTACTAAGGGTACTTTTTTAGCTGCTGTATATAGCTTTTCACCATTTGGCTTTTTGATCTTGCCGCCATATAGCTTCGCCGTGTAATTAGCTTCATAAACAGCCAAGGCAGTAGCAGAAACAGCGAAAGCTTCAGGTAATGCAGTATTTAGTCCAAGGAACCACTGAGCAATCAGATCACGAACTTCCTTCAGATTAGCTGTAGTGTACTTTCCACTTGTAAGCGCCACCTTTTCAGAATCACTTAACTCATCTAGCAAATCCCGCAGCTTTGCCAACATTAATGCTGACTCATCATAAAAGATTTTTAGTAGCTCATTAACAGATTGAGAAGACACCCGATATAAATACGCTTGATGTTGGGTAAGTATTTCAATCAGCGATTTATCTTCTTTTGAAGCCATGCGTCACCTCTACAACGGTATACTGTCCCGTTCACCTTCAACTCGCTTCAGCTCATCCTGATAGTCATGAGCAGGCAATTTACCGGTCGCAATATACTCCCAATATGTTTGGAAAGAGTTCTTTCCAGCAATAGCACCTTCATAAAGTTGTTTGGCCAGATTGATATCGTATTGCTGAACGATAAACTCAGGTTCAACTGTAAATGAATATTTTGTTGAATCCAGCTTTAACCACTGAGCCGCATATTTGATAGCTTGTTCAATAGCTGCAGCCGCACACATTACGATACTGTGAAGACTTGCTTGCTGATCGTCCTGCCGCGCACGGCGCGCTTCACCTGATTCCTGTGTATTGGTATCAACTACTTTAGCTCCAGCTTCTAATGCCGAATTCTTTTGTGCATCCATTTCCTTTTTAGTGAGTTCAATGCCACTACCTGAAATTTCGAGATAACCACACTGAGATTCACCAGGAAGGCTCCAGACCGCCATCACACCAGTAACGCTAATATCTTCATCACCCTCAAGTCCATTAATCCAAGGCTGCGGATGAGCTGTATGGTGAAGTGACTGGTAATAATCCGCACTTAGCTGGTAATACTTGAGTGCTGCCTTGGCCATTGTAAGCAATGGTACAGTTCCAACTTGTGGAGAATTATCGGTCGTACCACAGAAAACAAACGGCGTGAAAGATAGCTGATTTCCGCCGAGATCTGGCGTTTTATCTTCTTCAACAGAGCCATCAAATAACCGTACAGTTAGCGCACCATCAACCATAGATAAAACACGATGGACCGTCTTTGTATCATGTCCAAACTCATCTTCACTATTCTCGAATTGTTCCTCGAGCACTAACAGCTTTAGATCCTTACGGCCACCAATGCTGTTTTCCTTCCAGTTAATGATTGATAGCGCATCATATAGAGCGAAATATGGCACACCAGCCCCATCAACATCGACAAGCAAACCACAGCGACCATATTCAAGTAATTCTAGGCAAATACGGATAAAGAGTTGTTTAAGCCCAAATCCATCATTGGTTGCATTCTCTATCAAACCCTTTAACAGAGAACTTTCAATTACGATGTTTGGTTCAAGCTTCGAGACTAAACCAATCATGGTACGCAATGAATCCTGAACCCATAGTGGATATTGAGCGCGACTTAGATAGGCTTTATAAATCTCTCCAGTCGTATCTCCCTGCTTTTCAGCCTCAATCATGCCAGCCGATTTAGCCAAGTACTTTGTTTGTGCCTGTTTGATCTGCTCTTCACCTGATACGGCGTCGCGCATAATCAACCAACTTTTTTGTGCAGCAATATACTGCGGATGTTTATCAGTAACTGCCATAAAAACACCAATAAAAAAGCACCTGAGAAGGTGCATTGATTAACGAGAAAAACCAGCGATTGCGCGCCGTTTAAATATTTTCTGAATGATGACTGGGAATCTCTTGGCTAATGGATATCCACCAGCATCCCCAACGTGGTCCAAACCAGCGCTTTTATCTGGCATTCCAAAATCATCATAGACTTGCTGTTCTAAAGTAGCCGTAAAGTTAGGGCACTTATTTGTATTCACTTTTAAGTGTCGTTCACCCTCAGCATTTAGGATTTGTGCATTAACAGCAGTGATACGATCTTTAATACCGGGATTCACACCATTAACTTCTACCTTGAACCCATTTTTCTTTAAGATAGCATGATCAGATTCACTGAAGTTCTTTGATGATGTTGCCTGACCTGCAGCATCTGGAATTACGGTAATATCGTGATCTGGAAAGCGTTCATTAATCAGTTGACACATGGTCGGTGTATCTCTCACGCCAACCAGTTCATCTAAAGCTCTTGGCTTGCCCTCTCTAATGACATAAACCACTGCAGCCATTTTAAGCACGTTAAAATCCATTCCTATGAGTAAAGGCTCACCTTGCTTAATTTCCTCATCCGTATGATTTAAAACTCGGTCAAAGTCCGGGTAAACAGCACCACTAGTTAAGTTGACAAACTGTCCCCTTAAGTAAGCTGAAATCAGTTGTGGAGGATAAGACTCATAAAGAGATGAAATATAGTCATCTGGTAAATTGGCTTCATTGTCATAGGTTGAGGCCTGAATCATGCCGTAAAGTGCCCGTTTAGCCTGGGATTTATTTGCCTCTTTAACAAATTGCTCGTATGTAAACTTAAAACCTTCTGGTGTTGTGGCCACATCAATACCGTTGAGCAAACCAGCTTGCTTATAACGCATACGTGCGATGATCTTACGCCAAGCCTGTTGAGCTTTGACCTTGGCCATAACATCAAGTTCATCAATCAAGGCGTGGCCAATTTTAAAACCTACAATGGTTGCTGGTTTCTCCATAGACCGGCAAATGATTGTCGTTCGATATTGCCGACCATAATAGATATCAACCTCTTTATTGGTTTCATAAACCTTAGTTTTAAGCCCCCAATCGAAAGCAACCTCTTCAATAGTTGGAAAGAAAATGTCGCGAATCTGCGGGTAAGTCGGAGCAAAATAACCCAAAGGTACTTTTGGGAATTCCCAAGCTTTGTTGCATAAACTGGAGCATCCAACCCAAGTCTTTCCCGAACCAAAGCCAGCGACAAATGCGCGGAACTTCTTTTCCATCTGCAAAAAATTAGCCTGTGGTACATTCAGTGTCGGATTGATGTTCGGCATCTTTTTTACTCGCATCCACAACTTGAATAGTTACCTTGACTGGTGTTGGATCTTCATCACCTTCACCCTCTCTTAACTTTTCAATCTCAAGCTGCTTTAACTCAAGATTTAATAACATCAGGTCATATCCCTGCATTTCTTCCCGAACCTGTTTAATAACCCCTTGCTTCATAAGCCTGTTGTTCTTCCAGTCTTCATAAATCTTCTGAAGCTCTTTAAGCCGGTAGGCTTTATTAGCTAGCGGGATGTCATAAACATTCTTTTTAAAGTCCTCTCGGGTTTTATGAAAAAGGTCTTTATATTTCTTACTTAAATTCTTTCCTGCCGCTTTTGTCGGGTCATAAAGTTGTACCTGTTTTCGATCAATCTCAATGTTAAATTCTTGCTTGACAGCATTAGCTACCTGTTGAGGGGTATCCATGCAGGCAAGCGCTTGAACAATAAATATTTTTACCTGTTCTTTAAGTGCAGCCATACCCCCACCTTTGTCTAGCTACGTCTAGCAAAGAAGGCAAAAAAAAGAGCCATTCGGCTCAGTTGATTACGCAGTTTCCGCAGCATTTTGAAATATCAAGATTTGAAACAAACGGCGGATTCTTTGCAGCTTCAACAATACGTTTAACGCTTTGACTCGCCCCCCACCGTTTGGTTACGCCAATAAACTCTTCAACGTCATGACCAGCAAGATAGTGCTTAGGCAGACCAGAACTATCGCTATAAACAATTTCTCCGTCCTCGTCTCTCATCACTCCAATGTGGTAAAGCTCATGTTCAAGCAAATAACAGAACTCTGTATCGTTTGCACGCTCACAAAAAGAAGCATCGACAGTTATTAAGTAAGTTGGCACAAAGCCGAACCAGTCACGCATCTGTTGCTCTTGTCTAGCTTTACGCCAGCCACCAACATTGAACATGACTTTTTCACATTGCCCCAGCACCATCGCCTGCTTGCTTTTATATGCAGAAGAAGCCCATGCAAATGCTAAAAATTCTTCATTGTCGTGAAGTAGCTCTGCAATATGGTCATGATCCGGGTTGTGAAGAGGTCCGCCAATCGTTAAGTAATTTGCAATAACCCATTTTTTTAAATCTGGTGCCGGTATTAAACGAATTGCTTCCTCTTCTTCAGCTTGATCAATAAACTCAGTTGGTGGGAATGGTCTGATCTGATTCATCTTCAATTCTCGCTAATTCGCTTTTAATCCAATTAATGACATATCCCGACAAAACAGAATCTGGAGGAAAGCGCTCTATTTTGTAACCCATCTCTTCAGCATGATCATATCGATCAAGACTCCATGCTTTATTTGACAGTTTTCCACCACGCCCACCAGACCAGGGACTACCTTCAATTTCAATGAGCAAACGCAATTTCACAATATGAAAGTCAAAGCGCCAGTGTTTGGTATGGATCGGCTGAAACTTCTGTTCAAATCCAATCGCCAAATCCTCAAGCTCTTCCTTAAGTGTTGCCTCAGCCTCGAGATATTTTTGTGTAGGCTTTGGCAGTGGCCGGCTTTTAGGTTTAGTTTTAGGTTCTTTTTTCCGAGTAAGCCAAAAGTATTCTGTAGAATCCATTATTCTCACCCATTAAAAAACCGCCACTTGGGCGGTTCGTATTATTCATCTAAGGTTGCTTGAACCTCTTTAATATATTTAAGTAAATTATCTCTACTTAACTCGCTTAAATCCATAACACCATGGCCACCACAATTGCTTAGTATTGCCACAGCAATTGCTGCTTTACCTTTAATTTTTTCACATTCAATTACTGCTTCATATTCAAGGTTATTCATTGTCATTTGTTAGTTTCTCATTTTATAAAGTGAGAGACATTAATAATATGAAATTGGCAATTATTCAAGCACATACTTAAGATCATCAGGCGTTTCCAAATAACACCCTTGTTTGTTGCACCATGCATGAATGTCGTTTAGGTATTCAGCGAATTGAGCTGTACTTGCGTCTGTCGTGCTCATTAGCTCACATAGGCCGTTTGCCACATCTTGATAAAGAGGATGCTTAGAATCCTTTAATTCTCTTACAGCCTTGAATGTTTTTTTGTATTGGCCAACGTCATCACGATCATAGATCTTTGCTAAGAAGTTCTTCTTGAAGAACAGATGTTCGTAGTCTTTATCAGTACCTTGACGTTTAGCCCATTGATTAAGCCACATCCAGTACAAACGATTTTGAGCTTTGGTTCTGTCTTTCTCTTGAGGCGCAATCAATACGACTAAGGGCTTCCCTTCACTCGCTGCCTTTGCATGATTAGTATTGAGATAGCCAATTACATAGTTGATGTCAGAATGGTTTTTGATGACGAATCGTGGTTCCATTTTGACCTCGCAATAAAAAACCACCCGAGGGTGGTTTAATTTAATTTTTATCAAAACCTAAGTATATTTTTTGAACGCACTCTGCATTTCTTTAATAAATTGATTTGTGTCCAAAAAGTAGTTTGGATAGGCCTTCTTAATCGCCTTCATGTCACCCACCGAAACAAGGACAATGTCTACATCATGTTCCTGTTTTACTTGCGACTCCAAAGTGGCATACATTGTTTGAGCAATTTCCTCCTGAGCCTTGGTAAATGGAATTACATTTACTTTCCAGCTATTTTCCTCTTGCTTGAGAATTAATAGGTGGTAAGCATGTCTACTATTTGACGTAGACTCAATATGTTTTGCCGATATCTGCAACCATTTTAATTTAGTAAAGATTTGAAGCCGTTGCTCGATATCTTTTGCTTCAATCGCGATCTCTTCTGGAGTAGATTTTGAAAACTCTTCAACAACAGGTGTGCCTTCTTTAATAGAAAATAAAGCACTACTTAGTTTTAGAAAGCGTCTAATCTCATCACTTCCGAAGCCAGATTTAATAGATGCATTCTCAATTACTCCCAATGTTTCTACCGCAGTCGCCCAAGAGTGTTGCAAGGCTGTACGTATTTGTAACTCGATTTTTAAACCATCAAGCCCACTGTGATCTCTACTTTTATAGGTAAAAACTTGGTGGATACTGCGATATCCATCACTTTTCGGATTTTCTATATAATCATGGCAAGGCACAATCGGAACGTGGTTAAACCTATTATTTCGCCCCACTAGTGCTTCATGTAATTTCCTAACATCAGCAATACTTGGCAAAATAACCCTAACTCCGCCAATATCTTGCATTCTGGCTAAATTCATTCTTGGGTTTCTTTGCAATTTAGAAATAATTGATGGCATACGCTTCAATCTTTGCGCAACCGTAAAATCTCTAAACTTTAGCTGTGTACATTTACTTCTAATGTTTTTCTGAAATACATCAATAGGGTAAGAATGGAGCGCTCTCCAATTATTTAAAATATTATAGGCTTCTATCTTTTCTACCTGAGTGGCTGTATCGCTTATAAGTGCAGCGCCAGCTCTTCTGAGAACATTTGTCCCAGGCACAACTAGTTTTGCTTCATCTATGCTCATAATAAACCCCTTTGGTGTAGAAAGAGTTTATCATAATTTTAAAAATGGCGATTAATTTTTTTTATAAACATATGTAATTATTTAAATTTATTCATATCAAAAAACATCCTGCTCTTTAAGCTCACTAATAAGAGCCGCCTTACCTAACATGCGCTCTCTAGATAGCGTTTCTTTCTTGGTTTGGCGACCCATTCCACGTCCGCCACCTTTATTCCCAACTCTTTTAGACCAATACTCATAGTCACAATTTTGAGGCTTACTGCCTTTTCGAGTCCTACTCATCAAAAAACATCCCCATCTTTAATATTAAGCATCCGCTCTGTTTTTTCTAACATCTTGTCGAACCATTCTTTAGATTCTACAAGTCCCATCCCTCGATACTGGTCAAACCATTGATGGCAGGAATGGCACAACGGAATAGTGAATTTATCATCTGCTTTAATGCCCTTGCCTTTACCATGTTCGCTGAAATTAGAATGAGCCGCTTGAGAGTGAGGATAGCCGCATCTAACGCAGGGCAATTTTCTTATTGCAGCAAGTCGCTTTGCATCACGCATGAAGGTTACTTCTAATATTCTTCACTTGTTCTTTGTGTCGCTTAATCTTCGCGTCCACTTCGACCATTTCTTTTGCAGTCATCAAACCTCGTGAAAGGTTTTGAAGCTTTTCTATTTCTGCACATATTGCGACTAAATTCTTCTTCGCTTCGATTGTGTCCATGTTCACCCCAAGAAATGCCAAAATATCCAAATTATTGCAGCACAGAATGCAAGCCAAATGCCGACCTTAAAACCCTTAATGAACTTGGGTTCTTCAAAACTTTCCATGAATTCTTCATTAAGCTCATTATATGCAGTGTTCCATTCATAAATGTCTTGTTTCTCTTTGGGAGTCATGTAGATCTGAGCTTGCTTTTTTGTATGTGCCTTGGCAACCAATCGTTTTGCTTTCTTTTGTTTTCGATTCATAATCACCCCAAAAAAGAAAACCCCGTCAAACGACAGGGCTACAAACACTTAATCTTTCCTCACTTTCGGCATTCTTTCTGATTGAACACGTCGGATTCATATTCCCAAACATGTATGCAAAAGACCTGCTTAATTATTCGGAGCATGTGAACCTCCAAAAAAATAGCCCTACGTTTAAGCATCGACTAGAAATCCAGTCCAGCACATCGGAATCCAATGTTCTAAGCTTGTAGGGCATAAAAGCAAAAAGCCCATCGGATGATGAGCTTTTAAAATTGGTGAGAACCCTTGAGGCTTACAGACTATTTCACTCTAGGCATATTTAATCTCGATCGGCGAAAGACGCTGTAAGAATCCATCACCTAGTGGCACCTTACTTACACTTCGCACCACTCTAACATAAATATGCCATATAACTTGCGCAAGGTCAACCTGATTACTTGTCTCTATTCTTTAAGTCAAAACGAATGAATGGGTATCTACAATGCATAGCTGCTAAACCACAGCGAACATCTTCACGAGCATCGTGTTGGGTACGGAGAATGGTTGGGTTATCTACACGCCCTACTTTAATCACCATGTCTGACCATGAGTTGCCATAAAGATAGCGATCAATCACAGCATCCAACCACTCATCTAACACTTCTGACTGCCCCTGCATATCTAAGATGAGGCGCTGAACTGCACGCGCTTCATTGTCCGTAATCTCACATGTAATACCCTTGCCTCGCACTTTGGGCATAGGCGTATCATCATCAGAACACAGCCAATCAGCCATGATCTGCTCTTTACCCTTGACATCTTGCTTACGTTTTTTAGCAGCCTGATCCATAGCGACAGCAATCGGGTTTATGCTCTTTCCACAAGTTCCAGAATTTGAGTACATCCAAGCCCCAAATTGATAAAGCCATTCTTCTAGACTGTATTTAGTCCAGTCCGTTGTTTGCATAATGTGATTTACTGCCGCATTCATACCGTCACCCTTAATTCTTTAAATTTTTATCATTGCTACTGCACAGGCATAGCAGCCTACTGTCATTATTGCCAAAGCGATGTTGTGCCCATTTGGGTGCTCTTTACCGCCACTAAATGCAGCCAAAGTTCCAATAATTAAAAAAAAGATCGTCATAGTCACGCCACCTTCTTCCCGTTCATACCCCAGATCAACATGCCTGCATCACGCTGCTCTTGATTCGTGCGACCCTGCCAACCTGTCACTTTGTTAAACTGCTCTGCATTGAGTTTTGATTTAGTAGGCTTCACCAGTAAGACTGCTAAACCTAAAGCCTGAGCTATTTCTGCCAATAAGATGCCAGTCGCATGATTCATCCCGACACGTCTTGCAATTTGCTCATTCACTTGTCTTGAGTGACCACCACCTACTCTGAAGTTAGCCTTCTTGTTTTCCCAACCTGCCTCAATCACAACCTTCTTAATGCTGTCCTGTTCATTTCTGAATAGCTCAACAGTTTCAGGAAAGGTCAGATTTTTGAGTTGAAGATCATTCCCAAGAATGGCAACTCCCGACTTTTCCAAGTCAGGATCGATGCCGATGATGATTTGAGCCTCTTTGAATGTGGTCATAGCTCAATCCTATGGTTGGTTAGGCTTGCACCTTTTGAGATGGCCTCTTCTGCTTTCTTGCGATGTTCATCGTATTGATCCCCCTTGAGCACATTGGCGCTATAGAATTTCCCACACTTCTTGCATTTAGTTTTAGGTGGGAGACTTAAACGATTAGTGCCATCTGATTCATGTCTACATCCCCCTTTGAGCGCTTGCTCTACTGTTCGCAATGCAGAATCAAGACCCATAACTGCACCATGATCAAAAGAGTCCTGCTCATATTTCTGAACCTTCTCAATTTTGTTTTTCAGTGCTTCAATTGCCTTATCGATTCGCTTTTGCAGCTCCTCCACTTTCACTTGCATTGATTGCTGACCAGCCTCGTAGGCACCCTCCAAACCAAGAGAATATGGAATTTTTCCGTTACTAGAACACCATTCAATAAATGTCATTGGTTTATCCATTCTTCACCTCAACTCAGCCAACCAAGAAACGCTAGAAACGCAACCAACAATAGGAATGCTTGAAAATCTATCATGATTGTTCCCCTATCGTTTTGCAGTTAGGCGAAATGTGGTTTTCTATGTGGGAGTCGTCGCCTAGGTCGTTGTCAATGCGGTGGCCTGCTGCTATTTCTTCTGGTTCAGCACGTTTGAATTTGATTGATGAAAATGCCTGCCTGTAATCGTTAATCCCAAGAAATCTACCGTCATCTAAAACAGCTTCTACAGTGTAAATCTCTGTATCGTCTGATTTATTGCTTAGAAATACGACCTTATCCCCGACTTTAAACTCACTCATGGCTGGCTCCTCTTAATCGAATTCCATTTCTTCTTAGATTTAGCGACATTGTTTGTGACAATTTCAAAACCGCAGTCACCGCACATGATTGCCGATTCTTCATTATTACCATCTTCAAAACAGTAATCACTTTCACATTCTGGACATGGCAGAATTGGCGCTAAATAATCTTCATTAGTGTATTTCTGCTTTTTACTCATGGCTGGCTCCTTTGTCTGAATCACATATCTCGCATTTATCTATATGCCCCCACCCATCATCTCGAATAAAGCCAAACCCCTTACAAGCCTTACATTTGACTTTCTTTTTCTCACCCACCAAGAAATATCGATCTTTATGGTTGTAGGTAATATCGATAGAACCTGAGTAATAGCGCCTTAACGCCCCATCAATATGAAATTCATGTGATCCAATACAAAACATCCAGCCCTGATCACCAGTAAATTTCGTAAACCATACAAAGTATGCTTCTCTCCATTTCACATAACGGTCAGACAGATGAGGAGTCAACAATTCAATTAAACGCGCTCTAAGCAACTCCATGCTTGCTGACATATCTCCATAGTGATATTCAAGATCGTAGCTATACTCGCCTGTGTTATATCTAGTTGGCATGAGATTCCCCGCCTCCGTATATTGATTCGTAATCAGCAATTGCTCGTTCTAATGCTTGCTTCACTTCTGGTGCGGTGTAAGGCGAGTCTGCATAGATCTTTGCGCGCTCAACCGTGTAATGCTCATGAACGAAATAGACAGATTCCAATAATCGTTTTAGGTCATCCACATGAAATGTTTCTCCATCACCGCAATCAACTAAAGCATTTGCTGATGAACGAATAACAGCTTTAGCCTCGTCCACCCCGTACTTACGAATAAACTGCTCTGGTTTCATTGGCTGCGCCCCTTGTCATGTCCTGTCATGGCTTGACGCTCCTTCAAACGCTTCAACCAACCACGTCTTTTTAGCTTTTGGTACAGAGAATTAGCTTGTCGTGTTTCTGCATCCTTAATCCCTAAGTTGTATTCTGCTCTTAACTGCATAATCTGTGTGTAAGTCATAGAGCCGAATAGCAATGGTTCTTTTTGGTTTTCTGGATTCACGCTGCACCTCTCTCTTCCACTGGGAATGACATGCCTACGAAACGACAAATATCTAAGCGGTCCTGAACATTTACAGATCCACGCTTGCCATGACGGTTTTTGGCAATAATTAACTCGGTTACACCAGTTGGCGCATTAGTCTCTTTTTCGAGGATTGGATGAACCATGATGATTTGGTCTGCATCCTGTTCAATCTGTCCAGAATCCTTAAGATCACTTGCTACTGGCTTGTGTCCTTCTGCTCCACGGTTAAGTTGAGCCAATGCAATTACTGGACAATCAAACTCTTTAGCCATGGCTTTTAAATCACGGCTAATTGATGCAACTTCCTGAACACGGTCTTTTTTAGATGGGTCACGAATTAAGCCCAAGTAGTCCACAATGATGCAGCCTAGAGCCTTGTATTTGCGTTTTGCTTTACGCGCATAGCTTTGGATTTCAGAAATTGTTGGCTTCTGCTTCTCTTCAATAAAAATTGGAAGGTTGCGGAACTGAGCTATCGTGGCAGTAAGCTTTTCAAACATCCCGTCATAAATTTCCCCATTGTGGAGATTGTTATATGGGATATGCCCTAATGCTGAGATCATGCGGTTGGTTAGGGTTGGTGTGTCCATCTCAGCAGAGATAAATAAAACAGGCATGTTGTAGCGCTTAGCAGTTTGCATTGCACACATTTGCGCGAGTGTTGACTTGCCACTACCCGGACGACCACCAATAACGCAAAAATGTCCTTTCTCGATAGTCCCAAGAAGATTATCTAAATGTGGAATATTGAACTGAACACCAATGAACCCCTTATCTTCTTTTTGAGCAATTTTCTTTTCGAATCTTTCAAGAGTTTTTTCTAGTGCTTGATTGAAATCGAAACTAGTCTGCTTAGCCTCTAAGGTGCTGCTTGAAGTGCTGAATAGGTTCTCAGCTTCAAGGTAAATGTCACTTACTGTTAAGTCTTTAGCGCGTCCAGCAATAGCTAAACCAATACCTTCAACTTCACGATGGTTTTTTAACTTAGTTAATTCTGCGACAAAGTATTCAAGGTGATGGACACTACCAATAGCGCTATTAAGTTGAATTAAATATTCTTCACCGCCGATATCGTTAAGCAGATTTCTTTCTTGTAGATGCTTGCCAACGAATACTGCGTCATACGGCATATCAGCATTTGATAACTCAACAATGGCGCGATAAATGATTTTGTGTCGTCCAGCGAAGAAATGTTCCTCAGTCAAATCGTTTGCAACTACTTCAAGTGAGTTGCTTGTTGTCATGAGTGCAACAAGAACACTCTGCTCAATAGAAATATTTTGGATATCAGAACTCATTACCAATCTCCATAATTAAGATCAGCATTTTTCATATCTGCTGGTGTTTGTTGTTGTGCAGAACCATTCAAAGTTTCAAATGCTGGCTTCCAGTTGTAACGACTAGCAAACCCAATCCACGATTCACTCAAAACAATACGAGCTGCATCATTAGTTGAAATCCCTGCATTGCAGCTTTCGTGGTAATGCTTGATCACAGCATCAAGAGTTAATGGTTTTTTAAGGGTCTTACGGTATTCATTGAATCGTTTAGCAACCTCAAGATCTAAACCGATAGCGACAAGAGCTTCACATGGTTTCTTCCCTTTCAAGATTTTTTCAAGCTCAGCCGTGCTTAACTTACTATCTGTAGTAATCTCTGTAGTATTCTCTGTATATGTGTCACCCTCCAGGTGGGGAGGGTCTTCCCTGTAGGGTGGGAGGTCATGACTTTCAAGTGAGGAGGGTCCTACCGTAGAAGTTAGGAGGGTGGTCACTTCAAAGAGAACATGGGTAACTAATTCAATGAACAAAACATTGCTAAGTTTTTGACCATTTACATCTACAGAGCGGAAGTGACGCTTGATCACGCCGAACTTTTCAAGACGATCTAATGCTTCTTTAACTTGCTTCCTTGAGAACCCAAATTGATCTGCTAGACTCTGATATGAGCGTTGCAATAAATCAGCTTTGAATTTTTTCTTTACCGAAACGATATGCCCAGAATCTTCATCACGGACAATAGTCGGACGATGCCAATAAACAATTTCTGAAAGCAAAATGACCGCATTTGTATCGGGCTTTCCATTTTCCAATTTGAAAGTATTAAACCAATTAGCAGGAATGACATTGCCTTCAATATTGAGGCTGGCAATTTTGTCTACAACCGGATGACCTGTGGTGTATAAGCTCATACAACACCACCTTGCTTAAATTCCTTATACAGCTCATCAATTTCTTCAATGAAGAAACTATCTAAATCAGAGTCATATAAGCGTTTTAAAGCTCCATATCGATTTACAAACTCAGGGTACTTAGATTCGTACCACTGAATAAATTTAAAAGTGGTTTTACTCATCTAGTTCCCCTTCTCTACTGTTTCTGCTAATATTGAATAGTTCATTTGGTCCTTCTCCGATTGAACACTAAGCCTGATTTACGAGATCAGGCTTTTTATTTGTCTAAATTCCCGTTAATCCCTTCCGATCCCTCTGAAAAGCTGACTTCTGTACTTAACTCCCGTACTAAAGCCGACATTCCCAAACGCGCGAAAGATTTTGCTTGTATATTGAATACATGCCACTCGCCAACTATCTCTTTTTCAATAAGAAAACCTAGATAGGCCGCGAGATCCTTTTCTTTAACATGAGCAAGTATTTTTGCTCGTTCATGGATTTCGGGAGATAAACGCACATGCGTAGATTTTTTTTCAAGGCTCATGAAACCCTCTTAACTGGTAGTGTTGGTTCTTGTTCAAGCAATTTAAAAGCAGCAGCTTCGGGTACAAATTCACCCCACTGGTAAACTGCTTGACGGCTAATTTTTAAAAGTTTTGCGATTTTTGGCGCATTGAACCGAGCCAAAACATCAGATGTTTTCATCTCAATTCGCATAATTAATTCCAATTTCAACTTTACTTTGTCAAGTCTACTTTACTGTTAGAAGTTTAGCAAGCTTTACAAATGAAAAGTTAAGATTCCTTTACATTTTGTTTATGGCAATAGCCATGAGATTTACACTATGAGTACTCTTCAAGAGCGAATGTCTTTAGCTATAAAGCACTATGAATCTGTGACAGGTAAAAGATTCAAAAATACTGAGCTGGCTAGATTTGCAGGCGTGAGCAGGGCTAATGTTGGGTTGTGGGTAAATGGCCCAACCCAAGAGTTGGAGGGGTCAAATTTAGTTAAAGCGGCTGAGTTTTTAGGAGTTTCTAAAGATTGGCTAGCTGGACAAGGTAATAAAATGATTGCCACACAGCTGGATGGTGGTGGTGCACAATTAAATGTTCTTGATATTGAAGCCTTTAAGCAGAAGTACAACATTCCAGATAGTGAAGATGCTGTTAAGTTTGTTCAAACATCAGATAAACCATTCCCTATTCAAAAAAGATACGTTCCCGTCAAAGCTTATTCAAAGATGGGTATGGATGGGTATTTCACAGATATGGGATACGATGGAAATGCTGGAGATGGGTATGTTCCAACTCACTCAGCAGGACCAAGAGCCTATGGTATTAAAGGCACTGGCGACTCAATGTTTCCAGCTATCCGTAATGGATGGTATGTGGTTTGTGATCCAGATGCGGAACTCGTGCCGAATGAGTTTGTTCAGGTATGCTTGAAGGATGGAAGATGCACAATTAAAGAATTTGTTGGCATAAATGGCGGGGTTTTAAGCTTGCTTTCTGTGAATGGTGGTGAGCGATTTTTCTTTGAAATGGATGAGGTAGAAAGCATTACAGCTATTACTGACATCGTACCACCAAGTCAGCACAGACAAGAACATCCTTATTCGCATTAATCACAGGAAGACTTATGGACAATTCAAAACGACCAATCAACCAGATTATTGCTCGCATCAATGATGCTGCGAAACATGGTGAAGCTTTGGTGCTAACCGCTGAAGAAGTAAAGATTCTTTCTAAAGATATTGGCGACAAAGTCTTTATTCCTGTGCTTACTAATGAGCAGGTCGTGCAGTTGGTAAAAGAAGGAAAGCTAGGCCAGAAAATTAATAACACAAAAGATTAATAAACTGTGAACCCGACACAGTCTTTTAAATGTGGGGTATATCACTTATTAGATAGTAATATTTATTGATGTTTTAGTGTGTAATGTGTAGATTGCCAATAGTTTTTATAGTAGATATTGGGATTATGCAATATGTCTAATATTGAGCAAGATACACGTTTTATTGTTAACAATAATTTGATTAACAAGGGCTGGATCTTGGACATTCAAGATCCAAACAAAAATGTCTTTTTTGAATCAGATATCTTAAGAATTGTTAATAATGAGTTTCTCAAGAAAAGTAAAAAAAGACCCGATTATGTTCTTTTCGATTCACAAAATAAGCGGCCAATCGGTGTAATTGAAACGAAATCAGGTGGAAAAAGCTTAACAAAAGCACTGGATCAGGCAACCGAATATGCTGAAATGCTTGATGCACCTTTGATATTTGCAATGAATAATGGTTTCTGCGAAACACGGCATTTGTATACCCAAAAACCATTATTTATTGATGAAAATGAGGTTAATGAATTAATAAGAGTAAATGAAGCTAAAGAGTTCATATTGCAGGAAACAAATGGTATTTATATTACACCTAAAGAAATTTTAGTCTCTCGCAAAGAGTTAATTAATGTTTTCAAGAAGTTAAATAACTCACTAAGAGGTGAAGGTTTAAGAGCTGGTATAGAAAGGCTTTCAGAATTTGCAAACATTCTTTTTTTAAAATTGTATACAGAGAATGCTAATACAGGTATTTGGAATTCTCTCAAAAGTCTCGATAATGATTTGCTAATTAATACAACTAATAACATACTACAAGATATTGATAGACAATATGGTGCTTCTGTTTTTACAAATTTACAGCTAACCAACCCTGTTGCTGTTAAAGAGATGATCAAAGAGTTGGATAAGTTAAAACTCTCATCAATAGATACCGATATTAAAGGAGATGCTTTTGAGTATTTCTTACAGCAAGCTACAGCAACTAATAATGACTTAGGAGAATATTTTACTCCACGTCACATAACTAAAACCATTGTTAACTTAGTCAACCCTAAATATGGTGAAAAGATCTATGACCCTTTTTGTGGGACAGGTGGTTTTTTAACAGAGGCATTTGATCATATAAAAGATAACACTTTAATTGCAAACAATAGTAGTGAAGAAATCAAGCTTAAACATAATACTATTTTTGGAAGAGAAATTACCTCAAATGCAAAACTCGCAAAAATGAATATGATTCTGCATGGGGATGGGCATAGTGGAATTTGCCAGATAGACACACTTCAAAACCCTATTGAATCTGAATATGATGTGGTTATAACCAACATGCCATTTTCTCAAAAAACTTCTTATTCTCACTTATATGAGAATAAGTTAGCTAAAAACGATGGTGATGGAGTATGTGTTCTACATTGCTTTAAAGCAACAAAAAAAGGAGGGCGAATGGCATTAGTAGTACCTGAAGGCTTTCTTTTTAAAGCCGCTTTAGCTCCAGTAAGGAAGTATTTATTTGAAAACGCCCAACTAAAAGCAGTAGTTTCACTTCCAAAAGAAGTTTTTCTGCCATATGCAAAAGTTAAAACCAATATACTCTACTTTACCAACTGTCATAATGGTAGAACAAATTCTGACGTTTTTTACTACAATGTGACAAATGATGGCCTAAGTTTAGATTCTTTCCGTAGAAAAATTGACGAAAATGATTTAAAAAATTTAGATTTTGCTGATTTAAATAAGAGCGACTTTGATAAATATTATAATGAATTAGGTTTCTTAAAAGTTAATCCAGAATTAATCAGAAGCAATGATTATATTTATAATTATGCTCACTATAGTAATTCACATATAAAATCAAAATTCCCAACTATAAAACTAAAAGAACTCCTATCCTTGTCTGGCAAAGTCAAAGTGGGAGAGGATACAAATATACCTATTATGAGTATCACTATGGAACATGGCTTAATTGATCAGCATGAGAAATTTAAAAAACGAGTCGCAAGTTCTGATATTTCTGGGTATAAAAAGGTTTTTAAAAATGAACTTGTAATGGGGTTCCCTATAGATGAAGGTGTTCTAGGATTTCAAAAATATTACGATGCTGCTGCCGTAAGCCCAGCATACAAAATCTTTAGATTAAAACGAGAAGTTAATGTAGAATATTTGGATTTGATTTTGAGATCTAATTCTCTAAGAAAAATATACAAAAGTAAAATGCAAGGCAGTGTAGAGAGACGACGCAGTATTCCTGATGAAATGTTTTTGAATATTGAGATCCCGAATCCTCCTGAAGAGGTTAAAGATCAAATAGTAAAACAACATAAACTAATAAAGGAAATTGAGAATAGTCTCAAGGAAAATCAAAAAAAATTGCGTCTAAAGACAGAAGCATTATGGGAACTTCCTCAAAATTACAACTAATCCCCCCTTCGAACCCACCACCACGGTGGGTTTTCTTTTGTCTATTAAAGCATATTGTTTAGTATAGTTTACAATAATTTGTAAATACCACTTTACAACAAATAATATGTAAAGTATTCTTTACTCATTCCTTAATAAAAAGCACGCTAGACCGACTAAAACCTGCGTGCTTTTACTCAAAGAGTGAGATAAGTATGAATCAAAGAATTGAAAAGTACAAGTTTAGCCAAGCCTTCAGGGATGGCTCGAAAGCTTTCATAGCTTTCTGGATTATCACCTTCATTGCATTTGCTTTCTTAAAAGGCTGTGCCGACGAGCAATACGCCAACGAACTCAAAGCAAAACAGAATATGTATGTGCGAGTGCAAGTGGAAGGAGCTAACTAATGGATACAAAATCAGTTGCAACCGTTTCAGTTGTGGTAATTGAAGCCCTAATGATGCTTGTTGAACATGAAGGCATAGAGCTTCCAAGCATCTCATTGAAGCTTAAATCTGAAGATGGTTCAAGAATTAGTTATGAAGTTGATTTCTCACACTTAGTTGAACAAACCCTTAAAGGACTTAAAGAGCTTAGTGAGGGTGAGCAAGACAAGGAGCCCTCTCATGGATAACTACAAAATCATTAATACTCACACAAATGAGATTATCAAGGCCCTTAATGACCTTGGCTATGTATGGACACCAAAGAAGTTTGATGAACAAGATTGCTTGGTAAAAGCACATTGGATTCTAGCTAAAGAGACAGGTGAAATTGCATATTCAAGTGGTACTCACATTGATTCTCCACTTGTATTTGTCAACGGCAATTTAAAACTGACCCCTTTTACCTTAAAACAGCAAAGTAAAATTGACCCCTTTGATGATTTATTAAGACTCAATTTGTGGTTGAATTCCTACTCTCTTTTTATCTTTTAGACGATAACTTTCCCCAGATATTTGTACAACATGACAATGATGTAATAAACGATCCAACATTGCTGCTGTCAAAGTAACATCATCTGCGAATGATTTAGACCACTGGCTAAATGGTAAATTACTGGTCAAAATCGTACTGCCTTTTTCATAGCGCTTGGCAATAACATTAAAAAATAAATTTGCTTCTTCACGACCAAATGGTAAATATCCTATTTCATCGATAATCAATAACTTTGGAGCAAGTACAACACGTTGCATGTAGTTTTTTAATTTACCTTGTTGATAAGCTAGGCTAAGTTGCAACATTAAATCAGCTGCAGTAATAAACTTAGTCTTAATATTATTCATAATTGCCTTATAGCCTAAAGCCATTGATAGATGTGTTTTCCCAACACCACTTGCACCAATAAATACAACATTTTCAGCTCTTGGAATAAAGCTTAAATTAAATAGTTCAAGCAACTGCGACTTTGGAGCACCTAAAGCATAATTAAAATCATAAGCCTCCAACGTTTTGATTTGAGTAAGACCTGAAAGTTGTAAAAGAATCTGTTGACTACGTTGCTGCTTGGCTGTGTATTCATGTAATAGCATAGCTTCAACGAAATCTGCGTAACTGCCATCCTTTGCTAAGGTTTGTTGTGCATGATGTGACCATTGTGATGCCACTGTTTGTAGACCAAGCTGACGGCAAAGCTGTTCAATACGCTCATACTGTAAATTCATTAAGAAACCTCCAGTAATTCATCATAGATTGATAAGGGGTGTTGAACACTCTCATGAGGTATGAGTGATGATGGGCTAACATCATCAATTACAGATTTTTTAGAACCATCATTAAATAAAGGTAATGAAGAAAAATATTGTTGTTCTTCAAGCAAACGAGTACTTGGTTTTTCTTTAGTTGTTGCATGAATGCGTTGATTTGCTGTTTCACTAAGCCATCGACCAATATAGGCATTTGCCATATCAACATCTAAGCTAAGGTCAACCACCTTTAAACTTGCTTTTAATGGCACGATAAAACTTGATTTCAAATAACTATTAAAGCGTTCTACTTTACCTTTTGTTTGCGCACGATATGGCTTACAAACACGTGGTCGGAAGTTATATTTCTTAGCACAATCAAGTAATTTAGCATTCCAGCGATGTTGACCATCTTGATAAGCATCACGTTCAATGATAATGGCCTTAGCATTATCAAATAATACATCTTTAGGAACACCACCAAAGAACTGAAAAGCACTTTCTAAGCCATCAATCCATGCATCAGAACGTTCATGATCATAAAACTTAACAAAGGTTGCTCTAGAGTATCCCAAAGTTGCAACAAATGCTTTTAATGTGGTGTGATGACGTCGAATTGTTGTGAAATCAACCTGCATTTGTTGACCTGGTTGAGTCTCAAATCGCTTAATCGGCTCTAGTTGTTTAGTTGGCTTTAATGTATTGAGATAATTTTGTAGTGTTCTAATTTTCCCCGTGTAGCCTTTTTGCAAGATTTCTTGATACAACACTGCAGCCGGTATCCATTCTGGATCGGCGGCATTTACACGTTTGATTAAATACGGTTTATAAGGCTCAAGAATACTCACTTTAGATTGTGTTCGTTGATATTTAGGTGTTACTTGAGATCGTAAATATTTACGCACAGTATTTCTAGAAATACCGAGTTCGCGGCTAATTGCCTTAATAGATTGACCTTGTTGATGAAGTATTTGGATTGTCACTGCTTGCTCCAAAGTTAACATGTTGAGCAGTCCAAAAAGACCACTATA